ATGGCACTCTCTCAAAGTGATATAGAAGCATTAAAAATAAAGGAAAAACAATACTTAGTTCCGCTCGGTGAGCCAAAAGAGCTTTATTTAAAAATTCATCCTACAGGTAGAAAAGTTTTTCAACTTAGAGAGCAAAAATTAAAAAAATATATAACCATAGGAGAGTTTAGAAAAGGATTGTTAAGTCTTGCAGAAGCTAGAAAGGAAGCGATTAAGATTTTACAACAATTAAGAAGCGGGGATTTTATCGATAACAAGAATAAAAAATTTACATTAAATATGGCAAATGATCATTATATAGAAACTATAGGAAAAAAACTTTCATATTTTACTATCAAAAAGGAGCAGGGGACTTTTGTAAAATACATACAGCCTATGCTAGGAGAAAAGCCTATTAATTTGCTAGAAAAGAAAGACTTTCTTCCTATTTATGATCATATGAATTCAAAAAATATTTATTCAACTTTAAATAAAAGCATTGCTTTTATTTGCAGGATTTTAGAACTTGCAAGACAAAGAGGAGAATTAAAAACTAGCATTATTGCAGATTTGAAAGATTTACAAAAGTACTATAGATTAATCAATGATGATTGCAATGTGAAGCATTTTAAAGCTTTGGTAGAAGAAAAAGAGGTTAAGTTTATGCTCGAATGTATGAAAGAATACAGACAAAGAGCTAGGGTTAATGTGAATATTATAAATGCAATTTATTTTACGCTTTTGACAGCGCAAAGAAGTAAAAACATACGATTTGCTAAATGGAGTGAGATAGATTTTGATAATAATCTTTGGGTTATACAAGCTGAAGATATGAAGGTAAAAAGCAATGGTGAAAATATTATCCCATTGAATGAATATGCATTAAAAATATTACAAATGCAAAAGATGTTTAATATAAACAAAGAATATGTGTTTTTTAATTTTGATAAATGCATTAGCGATAACTTTGCAAGCAAGTTTTTCAAAATGTATGATTTGAAACATACAATACATGGATTTAGAAGTACTTTTAGGAGTATATGTACAGAAAAAAGCAACGAGCTTATAAAACTTGGCATAGGCAAAGATATTGCTGAGATGATATTGCACCATGTAAATGGAAGTGAAGTTGAAAGAGCTTATAATAGAAGTAAGGCCATTGATTTAAGGAAACAGCTTATGAATTGGTATGGCGAATACTTAAATTCTTTGTGTCCATTTGATTTTAAATGATAACTTTTTTAGATTTAAACCAATGATCTAGTTCTGTTTTTTTATACCTGATTGTTTTAACATCAATCTTGTAGTGTGGCATGCCATTGCTTCTTGCTCTAAATTGTTGTAAAGGGTTTAATCCATACATTTGCTCTACTTGCTTTGGTGTTAAAAATTCTATATTTGACATGGAGTTTCCTTTAAATATTGTATTTTATATTGATGATTTTAAATAAAATGTCTTTGTATGCATTCCATACTTGCGTATAATCTTCACGGCCATCGTTTAACTCTTCATTTTTTACATTTTTCCACCATGATATGCTTTCTTGTTTGCAACCTATGGCTATATCTTGAGAATTAAAGGATATAGAAAATTTTTCTACTTGTAATGAGCATATATTTTCCATATCTCCTATGGTATTTGAAATTAAAGTATTTTTAAAAAATGGATTTGTAATTCTTGTTTTTAAGAAATTGTTTTCTCTTAAATCAGCCCCGCTAAAATCACAATCTATAAATCTAGCAGAATTTGAAAAAATGTTTTGTAGCGAGCAATTTTTAAAATTAGTTTCATTTGCAATTACATCTTGCATATAAGCGTTTTTTAAAACAGCATTTGTAAAAACAGCATTTGATATAATGCTTGATTGAAAATTGCAATATTGTAAAATAGCATTAGTGAAATCAGCCCCGATTAGATCTAAACTATTAAAACCTATGCCTGCCAAATTTTGCTCTTTAAAATTAGCATTTTTTAAAGATATTTTTTGCTTTCTACAAAAATCAAGTAGTTCGCTCAAACTAAATTCAGTTTTTTCTATAATAATATTTCCATTTTTGTCATAAATTGTAGCCATTTTATTTCCTTTAGAATTGTTTTTTAAAGAATGGGTGTTTTGAATAAAATTTTTCTATATCATCGTAGTTTTTATAGTAGTATAATTTGTTTTCTAGTCTTTTTAAGATAGCTTCAAAAACTTCATTTTTTCCTATTTTTTCTGCAAATAAACTAAACTCCCACTCTTTCATGCAAAGAATGTTATAATCACGAGCAAGTATTTTCCTAAGCTCTAATAATTCCTCATTGCTAAGTCTTCTTTTAAAGCTTAACTCGTTTTTATGTTCTAAATCATACTTTAAAGCTTTAATCTCATTTTCATATTTTAGCTTTTGCTGTGCTAGTTGAGATTTATAACCTAAGCTCTGTCTAAAAGCTAGTTTTTGCATTTGTTCTTTTTCGAGGTTTTTAAGGCGTTTTTCACATTCTATAAAATAACGCCTTGCTTGTCTACCTTTTTCATTGTTTTCAACCATGCAAAGCTCTTTTGCCATATCTAAGGTTACATAGTATTCTTTGCGTGGGCGACCTTTTGTATAAACAAGTTCTATAATGTAGTCTTGATTTTCAATGAAATCGTAATTTTCAATTCTTTCGTTTATCCAATTTGCAAATTGTCTCTTAGCATCAATAAAAAAATGCAAATCTCTAGCTAAAATTTGATTGTTGTGTCTAAGCGGAATTAAATCTGTCATATCATTTCCTTATCATAATAAATTCATTTATAAATCAAATTATATATAAAACAATATCATTTGTCAATATAAAAGAATATAAAATGATAAGTAATTGATATGTATCTTTTTAACAAATTTGTTAAAAAGATTTACGAATCTTTTAAATCTTTTGTAATAAGAAAAATAATATATTGCGTAAGTGGTAAACCAACTTCATTAGCTTTTTTTTGCAACTCACCTTTTTGCTTATTGCTAAGTCTTATCTGCACGATATTACTTCCCTTGCTTTCTACTATAGAAAAATGTAAATCAAATATATATTTATAGTTACCTTTAAACCATTCTATCCACATACCTACAGATTTTAAATTAAAAAACAAATTATCATTATCTTCTAATTGCCATTCTTTGTATATGTTATACATTTTTTCATAAGGGTTGATTTCTTGCATATCTATTTTTAAGCCATAATCTAATAAAAAATCATCAATTTTTTCTTTGAATTCTTCTTCTGATACAATCAATGTTGGTCTTAGATATTTTATAATTTTAGAAGATAATTCATTCACAATATTATCAAATGGTTCTTTTTTTGTTCTTCCTAAAAAACTATCTTTAATACTATATAAAAAGTTAAGGGCTTGTAGCATTTGTTCTTGATTAAGCTCAAACTTATCATTTACTATATCTATACTTTCTGCTATAACACCTTCATCACCTGCTGAAGTCTCATCTTTAAATATTTCTTTTCTATATTTTTCTAAGTTTTTCATTGGTTTTCCTTTTTTTTATTTTTGATAATTTTATCAAAAAGTATTTTATAAACAACTTCTTTGTTTGTACATTTGAAGATTTTAGTATGTTTTATCTATAAAATTTAAAAATCCTTTTACATTTTTCAAGATTATCTTTTGAGAAAATTTCAAGAATAAATAATCCTATGACAATTGCACAAATCCCAAGAAATGCAAAAGTTAAAGCTAATATTGAGATAATAATATTAAAAGCTTTTGAGAGAGCATTTAAAGCAGATCTTATTGTTTTTGTAATCATAGCTTGCAACCCTCATAATCAGCTTTATACCATTTAATGAAATTTAATTCCATATCACCACCTAATGCACTTTTGTATTTGAAAGTCCACATTATGTTATCTTCTTTGTGTAATTTAGGTTTAGTTTTTCCATTTAGATTTGGTTCATTTGACTCGCGATAAAACGCTAATTTGTATGCCTCATCTAAGGTATAAGCACCAGGCATTTGATAAAACTTATTTTCATATTCACAGTAATTACCTATATTTTTACTTTCAATTTCTTTAATTGTTTCAATCATGCATTTATAGAAATCAAAGCCTAAGTTTTTAACTAAAATCTCTATCTCAACAATTAATAAATATTCAAAATCTTCATCTTTGTTATTATTATAAACTGTCTTATTATTGTGTTCTATAAAATAGCTTGTAAAATGGTCAATCAAATGAATCATACTTGCTCTTTTTATATTTGAAAATGCTCCAAGTTTTAAATCAAAAGCATTAAAACAAAATACTGCAATACCACAAAGTGCTTTTACTCTTTGTAAGCCATCTTTTGCTTTAAAATATTCACTAACTTTTTCAAAAGCATTACCTAAAAACTCTGCTTGTTGATTTTCATAGGTTAAATGCCTTATTTCTCTATATTTAGCTAATCTTTCTTTGGTTTCGTTAAATTGTTCTTTGTTCATTTTTTATCCTTTTTCATGCAAACAAACTTCTTTCCACATGTTTAAACATAATCTCATTTGCACTTTTAAAAAAATCTTTTTTAATTTCAAATCCATAAGCCTTGCGGTTAAGATTTGCACCAGCAACCAATGTGCTTCCACTCCCAGCACAAGGGTCTATAACCACATCCCCAGCATCAGTAAAAATGCTAATTAATCTTTCTAAAAGTTTTATAGGCTTTTGGGTAGGATGTATTTTGTTAATATCTTTATCTTTTACCCACTCAAAGCAATTCATAATCATTTTTCCATCATTATTAAATTTTGGAAGTTTTTCTCTATAAAAAAGCAATGCGTATTCACAATTTCCAACTATTTTCATATTTGCTTTTAAAACTTGAGAAGAATTTTGCTTTCTAAAGACTAAATTAATGTAGTGTTTAAAACCATACTTTTTTGCCACATTTATTAACATGAATTGTTGCTCAAAAGAGCAAAAAACTATCATACATGGTGCTTTGCCACATTCTTTTGGCTCTTTTATTAACATGGTGCTACAAAAGTGCATAAATTCATTAACATTAAAATTATGATCAGTATCAAAAAAAGACTTGTTAGCTTTTTTACTCTCGCCGTTTTTATTATCACCACCTATATACCACTCAGGACTGCTCGCATAAGCATTATTTCCAAGATTGTATGGGATGTCAGCTATTACAAGCTGTGCTTTTGGTATATGATACCTTTTGTAGTTTTGAAAGTGATCATTAAATAATTTAGGTGTATGCATTTTCATCCTTTCAATAATTCTTTTTCTTTTATCAAGAGTTTTTTTAAATCATCTAGATTAGATCTTAAATCATCCTCATCGCACTCTTCCATGTAGTCAATTAAATCTAAGCATTCTTTGTTAATTAAAGCCAAAGCTCTTGCGTGTTCTATGGCTGTGTTAATTTTTTCTTTTAACATTTTTACTTACTTTAAAATGGAAGTTCACCATCATCTTCTAAGGTGGCATTTAAAGTATGAGCTTGATGAGGTTTTTGATTAAAATTTTGTGCATATGGATCAAATGAAATGCTTTGAACTTGAAACTCATTTTGCTCTTGTGGTAATTTTTTGTGTCTGGCTTTAAAGTTTTTATATGCAACTGGCTCTTTTTGGTTTTTAAATTCATCAAGACTTTGTAGTTTTGAGTTAAAAATTCTACTAAGTACTATTTTATTTTCAACTTGATTGTTTTTATTTAAAAACTCTTCTGTGTCAAAACCCAAAAGCAAAGTTTTATTTGTTAGCTCATCAAGACTTGTAGCTTCTGTTTCTTTTCCGTAGATATTTGCTTTTGTTTTTTTGCTAAGATCAAGTTCTTCTATACCTAAAAATAGCATTATTGCGTTAAGTTGTCTAAAGCCTAAGTAGCTTTCCTTTTCGCCTTTTGAAGTTGTGTATGTAAAATCTCCATTCTTTGCAATAAATAAATTAAAATCAGCTAATTTATTGTGTTTTTGGCATACAAATTCACATTTTACAAAAGTATTTGTATGGCCTGTGTTGCCGATAGTATCATATAAGAATATTTTTCTAAAATAGCCACTATATAAACCACCTTCGTTTAAATATTCAAGTAGTGGCTGATAATTTGCCACTTCATAATTTGCTTTAAATGTTGGTATCATTTTTTAGTCCTTGTTTAAGTTCGAATATTTTATTTTTATCATCTAACAATTCTTTTATTTTCTCTCTTGTAAAGATATTGTTGTTTTTGATAAATGCATTTTGTTCTTCTTTATTTAAACCCATATCCTCTAAGGTTTTTCTTAGTTCAAGCCCAAGTTTTTTTAGCTCATTTGCTTCATCTTTTATTAGCGTTGCTTTAGTATTGTTATAGTCTTTGATAGTATCTAATTCACTCTCATCTAACATTCCAAGACCGCAAATACTTAAAGTAACGCGCCTTTTAGCTTTAGTTATGGCTTTCATTAAAGCATTTGCTAGGTTATCTCCGCCCAAATTTTTAATATTTAAAGCTCCTGTGTCGCAATCTGTTCTACCATCTGGAGTGCTAGCATAAACCGTAACCATATAAATATCTCCAATTTGATTAGCTTCTGTTTTAGTGATAGATACTTTATGGATTTGTCTTAACTGATCTGTTGCTGTTTTTGTTGCATAAAGAGTTAATTTGCCATTAAGTATAATGTACTCAAAAGGCTTAGTTAGCATATTGATGCCTAAACTATCGCAAATACTTTTTACATAAGAAGTTCTTTCTTCATCATTTAATTCTGATAAATCTCCTTTAACTAATGCTAATTCATATGGATTAAAGTTAAAATTATTTTTTTGTGTTTTTTCAGCTACTACTAATTCGCTCATTTTATGCTCCTTTTTTGATTTTTAAACACATTGAGGTGCTTTGTTTTATATATTCTTTTGGGATTTCTAATTTAGTAAAATCTAAAAAGCCTTTATAATCAATCGTTGTTCTGTTTTGCGGATAAACACTAATATCCAAGCATTTAACTTTCTCACCATTTGCTAGCTCTATAAATTCTTTTTTAAGAGCTTCTAGTTTTTCTTTTATAGGCTTCATTGTGCTTTCAAGTCTAATTATTTCTAAGGCTAATTCTTTTGCATGAGCATCATCAAGTTCTTTGTAGTCGCTTTTTTGATTAACGAGATAATCTTTTATAAACTCATCTATTTTTCTAAGCATAAAATCTTGATATTCCTTATCGCTTTTAACCACACAATAAGTCAAATCATCATTCTCATTTAAGACTGCAAAAACACATTTTTCAAAACCACCTACAAAAAGTTGAAATTGAACTTGAGCGTAGTATTTTGGGCTAGGTTTTTTAAATTTTAACACTTGCTCGTATTCTTCGTTGTTCGTTGAGTATTTAAACTCGTATATTGTTTTTTCATCATCTATACCATCTAAAGAAGCCATAAAAAGCTCATTTTCTAAGCTTTGAATAACAATAGGAGTTATATCTTTTCCTATCATAAATTCCATTTTTGCTCTGATTAATTCCTCATACTCTCTACCTTTTTGCATGGCTTTATTGGTATATGGTTCAAAAAGTCCTTGTATAAGTTCTTTTGCCTTTTCTTTGCTTAAAAAAGCACCTTTTTCACCAATGCAAGAAGCGACTATACTAGCTGTGATTTTTCCTTTTCTAAACTCAAGCCATTCTTTAGAGCCTTGTTCTAATTCTATGATTTTATATTTCATTTGTTTTCTCCTTTAGTGTTTTTATTTTTTTAATTGCTAATTCTTCAGCGTTATCCATAGCTATAAGTCCTAACTCATCAAGTATTTTTATTTTAAAAGAGTGAAGTTTTCTAAGCTCTTTTTCTTTTTCTTCTAAAGCCAATAAGCTTTGATTTATTGCTTTGTTTTTAAGTCTTATGTGGTTTTGGGCTTTGAAAAGCTTTATTTTTAAATCATCATCTTTTTTGAAAAATAACAACATCAAAGCTCCTTTGTTAATAAGCTTAATAGTTTAATGTTTTCAACTTCTATAGCCATTCTTAAGTTATTTTCACTTTTAAATAAGTCTTTAGCTTCTTTTAGTTTTTCTTCTAATAAAACTATTTTCTTTTTATATTCGCTGACTTCATTTGCATAATCATCAAAACGAACATATGCCTTTTTGTTTATTACTTCTGCTCTCATTGATATTCCTTTCAAAATCTTTATACTCAAAAGAGCGCAAAGCAAAAAGGAAAAAATATGTCTTATTGTTTATAATTAAGGAGTAATCGCAATGAAAAAAACTTAATGAATGTGATGTAAAATCAAAACAAAAATCTTTGCGCTCATTTGAGTATAAAAAGGGGTTTAAGAAAGCCGAGTAAATCCGCAAATCTCGGTATTGTATAATCGTTTAAGTTTATGCTAAGCGGATTTAGTTAAAATTTATCTGTGTTAAAAAGTATTAGAGTTTTATAAGCTCTCTAATTAGCTCTAAGATTAAGATTAAAATTGTTAAAATTTTATCTAACATTTTAGAGCCTCCTTTCTCAACACCGAGATAAGTTAGCAACTTAAACTTTATAATTATACAAAATTTTTCTTAAACCCTTAGTTTTCTGTCATTTTTAAAGTGCAAGAAAACGTAAAATAGCACTATAAACATTTATGCTAAGCCAAGTTTTTGGATAACCTGCTAACCCTTCTGCTATAAGAACTATCAACAAGGTAGTAAAGCTTAATTTCCAAGCAGTCAAAAGCTTAATCAAGTCTTTTTAGTAAAAGACTTTGTTAAGCTTTAATAGCATTTAAAGTTTTTTGCGTTTGCTTTACTTTGGATATTAAATCCCAAATCTCAAACTCAACATTTTCTTTGTAGGTTTCTAAAGAAGTTGAAAACTCCCAATCTTCCATTTTGCACTCAAGATCTGTTATAAAATCATCTATCAAATCTTTAAGATAAAAAAGATTTTTGCTACTCATACTCTCATCATACATAAGCTCTTTAGCTAGAGTATCAGCTTCTCTTTCTCTTTTTTCTAAATCAATGTGGCAACTATCTAACATTTTAAATCCCTTATATTTGTTATAATCCATTTCACTCTAGAAAGGCGAATTATGGAAGAATTACAAAGCTTAAAAGCTCAACTAAACAAACTTATTTTAAGAATTGACGAACTAGAAAGTAAAGTCACAATTCTTGAAAAAAGACTAAACGATAAAGACTTAGAAGAACTCACTGACACTCCTAATCTTTTAGAGAAATAACAAATCCTTTGTTCTCTAACGCTTCTTTGGTGATTAAGTTCTTAACTGAATGCTCTAAAAGAGTAGTTAAAAACTCTTCCAAAGAAGCGTAATGTTTTGAATAATTTCTTTCAAAAGCTACCTCTAGCATTTTTTCTAAATCTTCTCTTAGATCTAATCTAATCACTAACATTTTAAATCCTTTTTTGTTTCTTAGGTTTCATTTGTTTCGATGAAGAAAGAATATAATAAATATACTTAAAATTAAATTAAAAAGAATATATACTTTATACTTTTTAAAAATATGTTTATGATATAATTTTGAGTATAAAATAAAGGCAAAATAAAGGGTTGTTGTTGAAAAAATTACTGATTTTATTTGTATGTATATATGCTTTTGGGTTTGATGTATGTGAGCGAAGAGAGATTGAAATGTCTGCGTATATAGAAAAACATGCTGTTGGTTATAAAAGCAAAAATTTTAATCTTTCAGAAGAAAAACTATACAAAAAATCTTTTAGCGATTGCTATGATAAAAAGAATAAAGAAGCTTGTTTATATATTTATAATAATTTTGCTATAGATGGAAATTTTAAAGTTGAGAGCAATATATTTAATTTGATTAAAATAATGACTTATGTTGGTTTAATTCTTGATGTGGACAAAGATAAAAAGTATAGAGAAATTAATCGCTTGATAGCTTTGGATAGTTGGAAAAAATCATCAGAATTGATAGATTTTGTTTTGAGTGAAACTAATGATACAAAAGCTATAGAGGCATTAAAGCTACTAAAAAAGATGAGTGATTTTGAAGTTAATCGGGCTTATGCGTGTCCTTTGTATTATAATGATAAATTACAATCTGATATAATAGACATGCCCTGTGCCTGTAAAAAAAATACTGCACTTTTAATAAAACCAGATACTATAAGACGAGCTTTTTTAAATTTAAAACTTTTATGTGATAAATATAAAGATAGTGTAAGCTGTGGAGCTGTTGGTGGTCTTTATGAAAATGGAAAAGGTATAAGGATAGATTTTAAACAAGCAAAAAAATACTATGGCTTAGCTTGTGATGGCGGTTATCAACTTGGCTGTGATGGATATAAAAGGTTGATGTGGTATTGAGAGAATAGTTTGGTGTTAATAGAAAGTAGAATTAAATTTTTTCCAATGATCTCTTAAGATAATAAAAACACTTTTACAGAAATCTTTTTGTTTTTCATTGTCTGTTAAACCAATACAAATAAAGTAGTCTTGCTCTATATTATTTAAAGCTTTAAAACACTTATCTTTTTCAAAAACACTACTATCTCCTAGATGAGATAAGTATTTAAGTAATTCGTTTTTGTGTTCAAGTAAAATTTCTATATCTATATCAGTCATATTAGAAAGAAGGATTAAGAAATATCTAAAATTAATTAAGGCCATAATTCATTAATTTCCATATCATTTTTTTGTAATTCTTTTAGTCTTAATGCTTCTTTTTTATTTTCTTCCTTAAAAAAAGTAGCTATTGTATCTTGTGTAATTTCATTTCCAAGACTTGCAACATGAGAACTTTTCCAAGGATATTCTTCGTGGGTTTTTTCTCTAAGCTCCCAAGCCCCCATAGAACCGTATTTGTCAAAAATAAGAACTAAAAGCTCATGGGCATCTTTATTGTTAGCAATACAATCTGTATCAAAATCTTCAAGTTCATCAAAAGAGATAGAATTTGATCCATATTTTTTAAATTGCTCATACACTGCTTTAACCACTGGTCCATGCGTCCACGCTTCTATTCTATCATCAAAGAGTGGTTTTTCAAATATGGCAAGCATATATCCTTGTGCATAATAAAGCATTTTTTGTATTTTTAAATTTGATAGCGTATCACCAGCTTCTTTACTTCTTGCTAAGAATAAAAAGTATTTTGCAACATCTAATGCTTTCATAGTTTTTACCTTATTTTAAGATATAAAATATATTATCTTATATTATCTTATATTATCTTATATTATCTTATATTATCTTATATTATCTTATATTATCTTATATTATCTTATATTATCTTATATTATCTTATATTATCTTATATTATCTTATATTATCTTATATTATAGTTTAAACTAAAAAATCGTTTAAGACTGATGATTATTGCTAGTTAAAACATCACAATTAAACTTATATCTTTTTATACTTAAATTATCGACTTCATAATTTGGGACTTTATAGCATTCTTTAAAATTATTACCTTTTATAATCTTGATATAAGAGTTTGGAATAGCAATTTGATTTTTTATTCTTTGAGGGTTGCTATCATAATTAACCAAATTTAAAACTTCAATTTCTCCAAGCTTTAAAGCTATTTGCCTTTCTCTTTTTTCAATCTTATTCCATACTTTTTGATTAATTTGTGGATTTTGCGGAGTAATATTACTCATTAAGAATGTACTTCTTTGAGCTTGAGTGGTTTTTCTCATAGAGGCATTAGAAAGGGTATGTCCTCTATCATAATTACTATTTTTATAATCACTCCAAGTGGTACGATATTTTTTAGGGATATTTGTATCATCTTCAAAGCGCGGGCGTTTTTTGATTTGTTCGCCTTTTAGATTATCTGCTTCTAATTTATAAGCTACTGCTTTAGTACCTTTGTAGTTATAATCATAGCAATCAATATAATAAAATTTATCTAAAATTTGAGAGCAATTTTGTGTAGTAAAATACTTTGCAAAATCTTCACTCGGTTTATATTGTGTGTAATTAGCTAAGGTTAGAGTTGCTAATAGTGGCAAAAGTATGATTTTCATTATGCTTAACTTGTTATTTTAATTACTTTATTTAAAGTTTTATTTTATAACCACAACTCATCTAAGTCATATTTTGGATAAGTTATACTATATCCGATTTCATAATGCTCGAAATCTTTCTTATTAACACATAAATGAGTGTTTGGATTAACCCAAACACTCATAATTTTATTTTTCTTGATTAATTCCTCAAAAGCAAATTTTAAGCCCTTATCATCTATATGAAGCCTTTGTTCTAGCATTATAAAATCGCTTTCGCTAACAATATTGCCGTTTTGTTTAATTAAGTCTAATAATTTATTTTCTACTAATTTCATTTTTTAAGTCAATTATACTTTTTGATATCTCTATTATATCTTTTAATTCTGCATCATAATTCCTAATAAAAACACTTCCATTTATTTTAAAAATAAAATTATAACGAACTAATATTGTATCTTTTTTAAAACACAAGTTAATCCCTACATCTTTCAATGCATCAATAAAATTTTTAGGAAAATCTACAACAAAGTAATCTATCAGTTTTATTTTATTAAGATCTTCTTTTTTTATCATATTATGTATTGTTAAATCATCAACTATGCCTTTTCTATCTATTTTGTTGTTTTTGCTAATTTTTTCATTATTAGAACTTAGCTTGCAATTTGTAGATAAGTGTTGACTACTTGTAGAATGAGAAGAATATAAAATCACACTTTTATATTGATTTAAATCGAATTTCTTCTTTAATTCTTTATTACCTATAAACATACTAAAGATTTCTTTGATATCGTTGTGTGTAATACAAATAGTTCCATCTATTCCTTTTTTTCTTATTTGTTTTAAGGTTTGTGTCGGAGATAAATTGCTATTATTTAAATGTTTTTTTATACAACAAACATAATGACATTCTTTATGATTAAAATAATATTCAATTGCATCTATAAATAAGGTATTTTTATTTTTAGGAAAAATAAACTCATTAATTTTAATTTGCTTCGGAATAAATGAACTTTCTAATTTATAGATGATTAATTCAAATTTTCCTTGACTAAAAACATCTTTTAAAATTTTATATTGTTCTTCATCATTTTGTTTATTTAATTCCTGATTGATTAATTCTAATGCAGTTGTTCTATTTTTATCTTCAATGTTTATGTTTAAAATTGAAGACAATTTTTCAATATCATTTATAAAAAGTCTATTTAACTGCTCTCTCACAAACCATTCCTTACATTTTTAAAAAAATTTTGAAATTATAACAAATTAATAGTTAAAAATTATTTAAATCTTCCTTCATCTTACAAACTCTATAAAATTTTTAAAGGTTTCAACTGTCATTTTTGATACAACCACCCCTATGATTTCACACTGTGCAAAATCGCTAATTTTAACTTCTTTGTAGTCCTTGTTTTCAGATACTAAATAAATAAAATCGCAAAAAGCTTCTTTTTTAATTTTTTTACAATATAGATCTTCGCCTTGTCTAAAAATAACTATATCAGCACTCGAAATAGCACCAAGAGTATTTTTGCTTCTATCAATAACAACAAAATCTCCATGTGTTAAAAGTGGCTCCATGCTATCGCCATTTATTTTTATAATATCGTAGCTTTTTTTTATAGGAATGTCTAAAATCTCTTTTAGAAAACTTCCATCAACACAAATACTAGTATAATTTATATCTTGTGCTAAAACTCCATATCCAGCTGAAGCAGAAACATCAGGATAGTATTTAAATTCGATTTGATTGTAGTTTTTAAATATATCTTGTGTGATGATTTCATCAAATGGTATGTTAAGTTCATCACAGATCACTTTAATTACTCCCATAGGTGGCTCTGTTCTACCATTTTTCACAAACCACTTTTTTATTCCAGGCTCTGTATATTCTATGCCGTGTTTATATAAAATTTCTATTAAGTTTTGATATGTTATTTTTTTTTCTCTATTTCTTAAATAAAATTGAAATTTATCTTTATTAAACAAATAATCTATGGTTTTATCTTTTCTTGCCAAACTATCTCCTTTTTTTTGGTATAAAAATTATACACTTTTATCTATGCAATTATCGTTCCTTATATCTATTCTTTTTAATTTTCATATAAGAATATTTATTCTATACTTTAACTATGAAAAAAATTGATTTTATGAAATTTACTAATTTAATGAAACAACATTATTCATTGGTAAGTATTAAAAAAATTAGAACTAATAAAACACGCCCTTCTTTTAAAAAACAAATAGAGTTTAAAAGGCTATATGGAATTCCACATGAGTTTTGGGTAGATGTGCGTTCTAATCTTACAAATATACCAAAAAGAGGAAGAAAACCAAAAAAGGAGTGTGAGTGAAAGAGCAAAACAAAAGAATTGAAGATATTTCTATGGATTTAAAAGAAATACTTTTAATCATGAGAAAGCATAACTTAGGTGACCAAGTTAAGATTTTAAAAATGTTGAATGCTTTTTATGAAAATAGCATTGAAGTTAAACCGATTGTGGTTACTGGTGGCATTTAATTGTCACATTTTATGGTTTCAAAAATGGTGTTGTATATGTTTGATAATTCTTTTGCCAAATCTTGTGGTTGTTTATTGGTATACCCATCATCTTGTGTGACATCAAGAGGGAGATACTCTAATAGTTTTTTAGTTAATTCTAAAACAATTTCATTTTTTGTCATGATTAGATCCTTTATAAAGTATTTCTTAGCTTGGCAAAAGAATTTTAACAAAATTAAGGATGTTTTATGAGTGTGATTAACTACTTGCTTTCGGGTCTTAGTATAGGATTTTTAATCGGAGTTTTTATTTATTCTTTGTCTCATTTTTTACATCAAAAGTTCAAAGATAAATATAAATCAGCCAAGAGGAAATAAATTAAGGAAAAATGATGAGTATACCGCATTTTAAAGCTAGTTTAGAAGTGGCTTTAGGAGATAAAAAGCCACTTAGAGCTAGAAGAGGTTTTACAAAAGTAGCTAATACGATTTTTTATGGTGGCTTAAGTATGGATGCTTTGGCACTTTATTTACAGCTTAAGAGAATGAGTGAAAAAACTTTAGTAAGTGAAATTTACTTAAGAGAACTTATTTTAATCAAAAAAGATACAAGAATAAGCTTGCAAAGATTAAGACTTGCTAAAGATGAATTAATCAATTTTAATCTACTTCAAATTAAAAAAACAAATCATCATAGATTTAATTATGAGTGGATTTTAAAAGATGAAAACAATGAAATAATTAAGCATTTTAACAAAACTGAATATAAGCTTAAAAGTGCTGATAAAAAACCAAGCAAAATATTTAAAAATAATACTTCTTCCGTAGTCGGAAATTTGAATACGGAAAAAGAAAAAAATGAAAATTCCCTATATATAGAAACACGCACGCACGCGTATAAAGAAAATAATATAAATATAAATAATAATAAATTTATAAATTTAGAAAATTTAGAAAATAAAGAGAATACAAATAAAAATAATAACGCTACGCGAACTTTTTTTGTTGTTGATTTTGGAGCTTTAAAAACACAGGAGTTTAGCATGGGTAAATTTAAAAAACCTAGTGTAGATGATCTAATGGAGCAGATTAATAACTTTAATGAAAAACACAATACTTGCTTTGATGAGAGTTTGGCTGAAGATTTTATAGAGTATTGGGATGTTAGACAGTGGAAGAGGGGCGATAAAAAAATGGCTTCTGTTGCTGGTAGCTTGCATACTTGGCTTAAATATGCAAAGGAGAATGAAGCAAGAAAACATACTTTTAAAGCTAGAAAAAAAGAGGCTGAGGCTTGTGTGGTGAGTTCTTTGATGGGTTATTATGGATTTGAAGATAGTCAAGAACAAAAATATATTGATGTAGTAAGTATTAGTTGAGGGTGAAATGAAAGAAAAAGTTAAAATTTTAATGAATTTGTTAGATCTTAATGAAGCTCAAGCGGTGGATATAGTTGGTAGATATTTAAAAGATGTCAAAGATATACATGTTTTTTTAGATTATTATTTTGAGACATGTATGAGTGAAAAAATCATCGGTTCTACTTATGAAAAACTTAGAATTGTTTGCAAGATAGCACAACTTGAGTTTAAAGAACGATTTGAGAATAAAGAAAGTTTTTTAAAATGGATTTTTAGAAATTATAAATCAAGAGCTTTTTTTAGATTATATAAAAATGATTTTACATATGAATATTTTGCTTATGATAGTTTCAAAAATAAAGTAAAACTTAAAAATAGTTCAAATGATTGTTTAATATGTATAAATGGCTTTAAAGAATTAACATATCACGATGGGTCTTTGGTGGAAGATGGGTATTTTAAAGAGGCACTTATAGACTTCATGTTTAAAAATCAGCATAGAGTTGGTAAAGATTTGAGCTTGGATATTCAAAAGATAGAATTAAAAACAGAACTTTGCCATCAAAAAACAAAAGAAGAAGAAAAAATATTGCACTTGCAAAATTTGGAAAAGTTTTCTCAAAAACTAAAAGAAAAAACCGACACCAATTTTAATTATTTAAGCAAAAACAAAGAAAAGGTAATACGATGAGCTATTCTTTAAAATTAGAGCTTAAAAATAACCCTGTGCCTTATAAAAGAACAACTCAAAGAGCCAAGTTTGTTTGCAAAGATTATCTTAAGTATTTAGATTTTAAAAAACTCTTGCAAATTGAGTTTAGAAAGCAAAATGGAATAAGCCCTAATCAAGCTTTTGACTCTAAAAAACAATACGAGTTTTCTTTAAAAATAGGTTTTAACAATAAAAAGCATGGTGATGCAGATAATATCGTAAAAGCCGTATTGGATGCGCTGTTTGAAAATGATAAGAACGTGTTAAAAGGGAAATATGAAATTGTTGCTTTTAAAAAGGCTTTTTTGGATTTAGAAATTAGCCAATATGATTTTAAGGAAGGATTATCTTATGAGCAATAAAGTATTAACAAAAGATGAGTTAGAGCAAAAAGTTGATGAGTTTTTTGCTACAAATACACCACTTGCTGAAACAAAAGAAAAAACTATTTATGCGCCAAAGACAATAGAAAGTCTAGCTGTATTTTTAGGTGTTACGACAAAAACTCTTAGTATTTGGGAGAAAGATGCAGAATTTGGAGAAATTATTCAAATGGCTAAACAAAGATGTGCTAGCTCTATAATAGATCATTCTTTGATAGGCACTTACACTCCTAGCATAAGCATGTTTTTGCTTAAAAACAATCATGGTTATGTAGATAAACAAGAAGTGGTTAGTGATAGTGTTCAAAAAATAGAAATCATAAGAAGTGAAGTTAAATGCAATTAAAACTTGATTTTTCTTACACTCCGGCACAACTTAAAGTTTTTGATGATAAAAATCCACGCTTTATAACAGTAGCAAAGGGTAGAAGATTGGGTTTTACAAGAGGAAGTGCAAAATATGTAATAGAAAATCTTTTAATGGGGTTAAATGTTCTTTGGGTTGACACGGTTCAAAGCAACTTACAAAATTATTTCGAGCTTTACTTTATGCCTGAGCTAAAAAAACTCCCAAAAGAATTTTATTCTTGGAGCGTTCAAGATAAAAAACTCATTTTAAATAATGCTGTGCTTCATATGAGAAGTGCTGAAAGACCTGAAAATATAGAAGGCTTTGGCTATGATTTGGTAATTTTAAACGAAGCAGGAATTATCTTAAAAGGCTCTAAAGGGGAGTATCTTTGGTACAACGCCATACGCCCTATGTTGCTTGATAATCCTAAATCAAGAGCGATTATAGGTGGAGTTCCTAAAGGAAAAAATCTTTTTTATGAGCTTTGTAAAAAAGAATTAAGTGATGAAAATTGGAAACATTTTCAGTTCTCAAGTTATGATAATCCTTTTTTGAGTAAAGATCAAATCAAAGAGCTAATCGAAGAAGTAGGCGGAGAAGATAGCGAAGTAGTTAAACAAGAAATTTATGGAGACTTTATAGATAACTCTAGTGCAGAACTTTTTGCTTTAAGTGATATTGAAAAAAGTATGAATGTTATTAGTTTTGATATGCAAAAAATGCAAGGAGACAATATATGGGGACTTGATGTAGCAAGATATGGAGATGATAAGAGTGTTTTGGTTAAGAGAAAAGGTTTTGTTGTAGATGAAATTAAAAAATATAGTGGGCTTAGTATTAGTGCTTTAGCAAATGTTGTTTTAGCAGAATTTAATAAAGACAAGGAAAAGCCACGAGGTATTTTTATAGATACTTGTGGGCTTGGAGTTGGTGTATATGATATATTGAGTGATTATGGCTTGCCTGTATTTGAGGCAAATTCTGCAAATTCTGCAACTAGCAATGAATACTTAAACAAAAGAGCACAAATGTATTTTACTTTGGCTAAAAACATAAAACATATGCAAATTATCAAAGATGATGAGCTAAAAAAAGATTTACGCATGATTGAATATGAGTATTCTGATAAGGGGCTTTTAAAGATAAAGGCAAAAGAACAGATAAAAAAAGATTACGGAAAAAGCCCTGATACTAGTGATGCTTTAGCTTTAACTTTCTTTGAAAAATTGCACCCAAAAAACAATACTAGTGAAGATTGGAGTTATGATGGCTGGTGAGTTTTTAATGGTATATGAGAATATAGATCCGCTTAAAATTAAAGAGTTAGCTAAGAAAGAAGATGATGTTATAAAAATAATTTTGGCTAAGTGGATATTAGATCTTTTTGGGGGTTTTAGAAATATTTCTAAAAAGCAATACAAGAGAGAAATGGTGAAAATTTTAAAAGAAAAAGGTGTGAGTGATGATGATATTGCTAAGCTAACAAAGCTTAGTAAAGTTACCATATGGAGAATTAATAATGAGAAATAAAGAAGAAAAAATTACGTATTTAGTAAAACTTATAAGTGAAAGTAAAAATGCTTATGAAAAATACAAGCCTTATTTTTCTGCCTTGCAAGATGCATATTTATTAAAAAATGAAAAAAAAGAAATTTATGAAAAAAGAAACAAATCTTGCATCTTTATACCAAAGATTAATGCAAAAATTAAATATTTAATAACTGCTTTAAATGATGTGTATTTTAACAGTGAGAGAATGGCAGATATTGAAAGTTATATTAATTCAGATGAGCAAATTATAGCTATGTGGCAAAGAGCTTTAGATTTTTATACAGGAGAAATTAATTTGTTTAAGCTCTTTCAGCCTTTATTTTTAGATGTTTTAACAACAGGAACATCAATAGCAAAAGTAACTTGGCACAAGGGTATGCCTCGTATTGAAAGAGTTGGTATAGATGAGGTTTATTTTGATCCAAATGCTTTAAACAATGATGATATTAGTTTTATCGTAAATGAGATTTATCTTTCACACGCACAAATTAAGCAAAGGCAAAAATTAGGATTTTATCAAAAGACAAATATAGATGCGCATTTTGACAAAAATGAAGAGTTTAAAAAGGTTAAGTTATATGATATTTATGTGAAAAAAGATGATGATAAATGGGTTGTTTCAACACTTTTAGAAGAGGAATTGCTACGCGATGATGTGGTTTTAGAAGATGGACAGCCTTTTGTTTGGGGGTCAATGCTTCCACAATTAAAAACAATAGACAATGAAGAATATGTGTGTGCTTATGGCGAACCTGTTATGTCAAGTGCATTGTCTTTGCAAAAGGAAATAAATATCACAAGAAATCTTTTAATAGATGCAATGAGAAGTGCATTAAACCCAAAAATAATACTTCAAAAATCTGCCGGAGTTTCAAGAGAAGACTTAGAGACTGTTGGCAAGCCAATATATCTTACAGAGCCTTCAAGTGTTGGTTTTTTGCCAACACCGAATATAAGTAGCTCGGGGGTTAATTTAGAACTCTTAGAGAGTGAAATCACAGAGGTTACTGGTGTTAGCCCACAAAATAACGGTGCGCAAACTGCACAAAATGAAACTGCTACTGAGATTAGCATAAAAGCACAAGAAGGTGGTCGAAGAAGTGCAGACTATATTAGATCATATAATGAGACTTTTGTAGAGCCTTTGTTTGATAGATTTGCAAAACTAGTATTTAAGTATGGAAATGATGAATTTTTTAATGGGTTTACAAGAGAGGATATACCTAGTTTTAGATTTAATATACAAACAGGTACTGGAGCTATGAATAAAGAAGTTAGAAGAGCAGGACTTCAAGCAAGTATGCAAGTATTTTCACAACTTTATCAAATGTATATGAGTATAGGTGATATGCAAAGTGCATATGGAATTGTTAAAGCTAATGAAGAGTTAGTTAAAGAACTTTTACCTATTTTGGGGATAAAAAATGTCAATTCTTTATTTGCTTTCAACAAGGATATGCAATGAAGATTTTATTGGATTTAAATTCTGATATACAACAAACAAAAGGAGGTAAGAGGCTAGTTGATTTTATAGATAAAAAATACCAAGAATGTTTTGCAATGGCAAAAAACCAACAACAAACAGCAGAGTATAGGCTAAAAGCTTTAGAGCAAATGGCTTTTTTAGACACGATAATAAATTTACTAAAGGAAGAAGATGATGAATGAACAAATGAATGAAAATGATGCTTTAAATGAACTTTTAAACTCACTTAATGACAATGAAGAAACCACTCAAAACAAAGAGGAAGGACAAGAAGTAGAGCAAGTAGAACAAGATGAACAAAATAATCAAGATTTATCTAAACTTTTAAAAGAGCAAGCAAATGAAATTAAAACCTTAAAAGAAAGCTTAGCACTACTTAATAATAAAAATAAGCCAAGTAAAGAAGAAGAAGAAAGGAAAGAGTATTTAAAGCAATTAGGGCTTGATGGAATTGATGAAAGGCTTAAAAAACTAGATGAATTAGAAGCAAAAGCTAAGCAAAAAGATGAAGAAGAAAGCTTACGCGCTAAATACATGGAGGTTGAAAGAACAATTAGAAAAGAGTATCCAAATGCTGACTTAAAAACTATGGGAGAATTAGCAAACAAACTTGGTGGATTAGCAAGTGGAGATTTACAAAGCTGGAGAACACTTTTGGCTATGGTTTATAAAAAAGATATTGGTAAAAAGGCAGATGAGAGCCTACCTAGATCAAATTACGCAGGTGGCGAGAGTGATTTTAACTCAAAAATAAAAAAAGGTGATGATATTTCTAATATTGATTTAGGAAAAGAATTATTATCTTTAGTTTAAAGAGGGGTATTTAATGAATTACGCAGCATTAATGAATAATGGTTTTGATTTTTCAAAAAACTTAGTTAAGGCTCAGGCTCCAAAGGTTGATAGTTTTTCATTTACTGATTTTCTAAGCAAAGGTTTTGATAATTTTAGTAAATGGGGGAATAAAGAAATAGCAAAAAATGGAGCAAGAACTAATTTTGATAGGCTTATAGACCTTGGTGGGCTTGCCGGAGGACTTTGGGGCGGATATGAAGAGCAGAAAATGGCAAAAAAGAATTTTGAGCTTCAAAAAGATGCTTACAATTTTAACAAATACTTAGCACAAGAGGAGCTTAGAAGAAGACAAAATAGAGAAAATAACTTAAAAGAAGTTTGGGCTAGTTAAAGTTTATGGATTTAAGGGGTTACCTTAAATCCTTTATTTTAGATATCAAATAAAGGTTGAAAAATGGCATATTATAACCCACAGCAAGTAGTATTTAACCCAAGTCTTGGTGTAATCCAAAATGCAGGAAAAGTAGGCGGAGTTTTATACGATAGTATGAAACAATATAGAGAAGAAGAAAACAAAAGAAGACTTTTGGCACAAAGAGATGAAGAATTAAAAGCTCGACAAGAACAAAATGAGATTAATAATGCTTTTTTAAATAATAATTTATTGCAAAAGGAAAGAGCTTTTGAGTATGCTATGGAGCAAGATAGGATAAAGAATAATTTAGCTTTACAAGAATTTAATTCGCAATCTTTTTATAGAGACATAAATAATCAAAAAACTTTATTAGAAATGCAAAGAATAGAAAACGAAATCAATGCAAAAAAACAAGAACAAAAACTATTTGACAATATAACAAATAGTAACACAACGAGACAGAATTTTACAGAAAAACAGCATTTAGGGGATATTAGAACAAAAGCAGCTGCTCAGTTTTTGGATATGGCTTCTAATAGAGGAAAGACATATGATACAACCCATGGTTTTTGGAATGGTGCCGTAAATAGATTTTTTGGTGGATGGGGAAGCAAGAGTACTGATTTAAATAGTGCTAGTGATTTGTTTTTACAAAGAGTGCTAACTGATTTAATGAGAGGAGGAAAAAATGCTAAATGGAATTTAGAGAATTTACAAGCAAATTTCCCTATAAATGGCAATATTCTAGAAGCAAATAACCAAAAAGTGGCACAAGATTTAGTAGGAGAGTGGTTAGCATATGCACCAACAGCTTATAGTTTAGAATTGTCAGAAAAATTAGGAAATGCAAAAACAAACTTTCAAAAGCAAACTGCTATAGAGGAATATCAAAACAATATGGCTTTTTATAATGAATATGCCCCAAAGGTTAGAGCGTTTTATTGGGATGAGAAGTATGACAAACCTAGCAAAAAAGCAATTACAGTAGAAAACCAAAAAACAAAAGAGGCTCCGCAAAATTCTCATAACTTATTAGCGTTTGCTAATAATCAAAAATTTTATGATGTGAATTTAGGAGGCTTTGAGGCACAAATTTCTGAACCTGATTCTAATGGCAATGTTATTTTAATCAACAGCGCAGGAAAAAGAAAGCAAGTAAGCTTGGAAGAACTAAGAAAAGAGGGGTTAGTAAAATGAGCATAAGAGAATTTTTAAAAGAAAAACCAAGAGAAAGTGATATTTTGGCTTTTTTGCAGCAGGATAATAAAGATAAGAATGATTATTTAGATGAGTTAAGAAATGACATAGATAAAGCAATTACACAAAATAGAAATAATATCTCAATATATAACATACAAGATCAAAATCTAACAAATCCATTCGGTCATATTAGTCAATACAAGCGAGATTTGTATGATTATGAAAATAATCAGGAAATGAATGCTGATGATTTAAGTGATTATATTTTAGATAAACAATCTCAATTTAATGCTTCTAAACCTATTTTTGCTGATGATAACGAAGTGGCGAGAAAAAGCAATCAATTTATGAAAGATTTAGGAGATGAGCTTCAAAAATCCGGAAGAGGAAAACTTTTACAAGATAGCGATGGTTTATATTGGGTTAAAGATGTAAAAGGTAATTATGCTAAGGTTCAAGGAAGCCTAATAGGTGACTTATATCGCGGGATTAGAGATAATGGTGCTAGTGTAGCACTAGGAACAGCAGGTGCAATTGGCGGTGGTATGTTAGGTGGCGGAGTTGGTATGGTTGCTGGGGGTGCATTAGGTGCATCTTTAGGAGCTGGATATGATTATTATGGGAACACAAAAGATACAAATCAGGAAGCAAATTTAAAAGAAGCTCTTATGCTTATGGGGGAAAATGCTGGACTTTCTTTAGTTGGAGATGCAGCTTTCGCCGGAGTAGCTAAAGGTGCAAGAGCTTTAAAAAATACATACGCTATGGCAAAAACAGGGTCAGCTGTCGGCAAAGATATGATAGATGGGATAGCTGTTAAGGGAAATAGAGTTATTGATAAAATCAGTCAAAAAGATATTCCCATAGTTGGCAAGTTTAGTGATGGTGGCTTGCAAAATGCTGAAACAATTTTTAACAATCTTACAAAAAATGTGGAAAATAAAGCCCAAATTGATGAATTAATATTAAAAGAAAACCCAATATACTTAGAAAATGGAAAACCTACAATAGAAATATTAAAAAACCTTGTTGAGCAAGGACTTAACAAAAACAATCCGCAATTTATACAAGATAGTGCTAAAAGAACAAGTGCTATTTTAAAAAATATTTCTAATGCTTTGTCGGGTTACCCCACTACACAAAGAAGAGAAATACTACTAAAAGCAGCACAAGCGTATCCTGAAATAGGTAGTTTTTTAGATGATGTTTTAAAAGCCGATAAAGATGCTAGCATTTCTTTTTTAAACATAGTTAAAGAACAAGATGAGGTGTTTAAGAATAAAACTGGTTTAAGTGGGGAGTTTGATGTTAAGGCTTGGCAAAAAGATAATAGCTCTTATAAAAAAAGAATTAATAATGAATATGCTCAAGCTATAAAAAGTATAGATGAGCTTAACAACGGCTCAATAAGGTTAAGCAAAGAAGATTTAGCAAAGATTGAAGAGTTTAAAAACAACAATTTTTTAGAGCAAGATATAAAAACAAATATTAGTAGCTTTCTAGAAGATGCTATTGATAAAGACTTAAGTGCTGAGCAAATATTTAACTTAAGAAGTGCTATAAATAAGCAATTAGCCACAGGAAACAAGACATATAATACTAAAGAAGCTTATAGACTAGTAAAAGATACTTTAGATGAAACTATGATAAAAAATGCAAGTGATAAAGAACTAGCAAGGAAGATTTTAGAAGATGCTAATAAAAACTATGCGTTAAAAGAAAATTTTAATAATAGTTATCTAGGAAAAATAAAAGACCAAGAAACGCCCGAAGCACTCGCACAAAGAATAGCTAATGGTGCTAGAAATATCAATGAAGATAAGGATTTAAAAAGAGCTTTTGAAGGTATGAATGAAGCAGAGCGAAAAGTAAATGAAAAACATGCTTTTAATGCATTACTAGCAAAACATAGAATTGAAGATATAGGATATGATTTTAAGAGCCTATCAAAAGATATGGATAATGTAGAATTTGTAAGTAAAGACTTAAAATATGCAAAAGAAGTAGTAAATGTTTATGCAAAAATTTATCAAAACAATAAAGACTTAATAATGACGGCTTTAGCTAGTAGTGGCAAAAAAACAAATTCTTCAATAGCCACAACATTTAGTGGGGTTTTTGATAGAATATTAATAAGCGGTTCTTTTGCTAGAATACATGCTTTAGTTCCTTTTATGAAAAGTGCTAAAGAGCAAGCGTTAAGAAATCAAATATTAGATGCATTAAAACTTGCTAAAACCAACAAGCAGATTATAAAAAATCTCAAAAACATAAAAATATCAAATCCAGAACAAAGTAAAATCTTTAAAGATGCTTTGGATAATTATATTAAAGTAGATAAAGAGCAAAACAAAATTTTAAAAGATACGCTAATAAAAGAAGGGCTTATCAAAGGCGATAACTTTTATATGGACAAGCCTGATCCTAAATATGCTAAAAGTGATTATACTGCTAAATTTAATGTAGAAAAATGGATTAATAATGTTACAGGAATTTTAAAAGATGAATGGGTAGTGAATTTAAAAGCTATGGCTAAAAAACACCCTGAAATGTTTAAAAATGAAGCAGATGTATTTAGGGTGATTAAAGAGATAAAGGACAATCCTACGCATTTTTTTAAAAACTATGATGATGAAGTGGCATTAATAGCTAAACCTTTAAAAGATAATAAGGTTGGTAATATAGCCATAAAAAAAGATAGTGGCAAAATTATACACATTAATAAAACAAAAGATAAAGATTTGGAGAGATTAAATCGTAGAAATAAAGAAATGCTGACAGGTACGCCAACTCCTGCAACCACTAAAGGCAGTACTACCAATGTGGAAGGCGGTTTATTACAGCATTCTTTCAAACATTCTACCCAAGATAAGCCTAAAGAAAACTTAATTGAGAAATTAAAGGATGATAGGAAAAACAAGAAAAGTGTTAAAGAAAAACTTGATGAAAAAATCAAAAATCAAAAAGAGAGTGATGAGAATAAATGGGAAAGATTTGATAATTTTTTAAAAGAGAATAAAGACTATAATCTTGATGTTATGGGTAATTTAGATGTTGTCACTAGAGAATTTATACTCAATGCTAAAAAAAAGACACATAAGGGTAAAAAAGCTGATATACCTGATCTAATGCGTTCTAAAATAGAAAATGAATTAAACATCAAACCTTTAAAAGAATTTGGAAAAAATTATGCAGAGTATTACCATGATGGAAAGGGAGCTTTGCAAAAATTACTCATTGAAAAACAAGGACAAGTAGCAGGTGCCTTTCATAGAAAAGACTTGGGAGATATTGATTTGGTTTGGGGAGAAGTAAGAACATCTAATAGTGAAGTAAAGGGATATGGTTTAAGCAAAATAATTGAAAAACATAAAGAAATTAACGCTGATATCTTAAATGATGTGATAACAAATGGCACAGTTCAGCAGAGACAAAATGAGGCCATACAAATAGTAAAAGATAATTATAAAATTATTCTAAAATCTAATTGGAATGGAAATAAGATAAAAAATAAGTGGATTGTGACCGCATATGAAATAAACAAGAGATAAAGAACAAGTATATCAATTGTTCTTTTTACTAAGGGGATTAATCCCCCCTTAAACTCTTAATTAAAATTCTAACAAACAAAGCTAAAAACAAAATTAATTATTTTGGAAGTAAAAATAAGTAAAATTATACTTTCAAAGGAGCTTTTTTTGATGAATTATGATGATAAGTTTAATAAATGGAATAAAAAAAAGAAAGAAATACATTTAAAAGAAAATAAAAAAATAAGCATAGGAAAAATTTATTGGGTTCAAGTAGGTCAAAATATAGGAAGTGAGGTTTATGGAAAGCATAGTGATTTTAAAAGACCTGTGTTGGTTTTAAATAAAATTTATATTCCAAATTATATTAATCTTTTCATAGGAATACCGTTATCAAGCAAAATAGCAAACAAGACAGGTTATCTTTACCATCACTTTATAGATAGTAAAAATAAAAATCAAGTTGCATTACTATCTCAAATAAGGTCTTTTGATACAAAAAGAATAGTAAGTCACTATAATGGTAAAATCAAAAAAGAAGATTTAGAAAAGATAAAAGAAAAAATAACTAAAAATATAATATCCCCGCACTAAGCGGGGTAACTCTTTAAATAAAGATAAAGAGCCAAATCTCCTTTATAAAGAGAAGTCTAAAACCTAACTACATAATAAGTTTCACAATTCTTTTTACTTGTGTTAATTATATTACAATTATAATAAAAATTATATTATATATGAAATATAATAAATATATGAAATAAAATGTAATTTTGCATAAAACAACAAAAATGTTATTTTTAATTATTTATGTTCAATATTTATCTTATAAAAGGTTTTATAGATTTTGAAATTTCATCTAATGATAGATTTTAAGCTAATACAATATGGTATAATAGACTTTAGAAAAAGTAGACTAAGGAATTATATGGAAATATTTCTGATTTGGCTTGTATTTGTAATATTAAGCTTGTTTTTCTGGGCTATAGGTAAAAGAAAAGGTATTGTCGATGAAGATAAGCTGCCTTTTTTGGTTAAGATTTGTTATACTATTGCAGAGCTTCCCTTTCTTTTTATTGCGGCAATTTTTATTATTTTCGGTTATATATTTAGATTTATTTTAAAAATTATATTTGAGCTTTTAAATTTTATTTTTTCCAATAATAAGAAATAAACAGCATTAAGTAAACTATAAATTATAAAAAAGAAAGGTTAAAATGGAGAAAGAAAACATTGTTAAAAAGGTTTGCAAAGAATTGAATATTACTCAAGCCGAACTAGGAAGACAACTAGATGTCCCTGCTTCCACAATAAATACTTGGGCTAGTGGTAAAATTCCAAAAATGGCAGAAGTAGCATTAACTCTTATGCTAGAGAATAAACAACAAAAAGAAATACTAGAAGCAATTAAAAAAGCAAGGGATTTTATAGGTAGGATTTAAAATCCGTCCTATAATTGAACCTTTTTTAAAAAATATTCAAAAAATCGTTTAAAACTATTGACTTTTATCTTATAATCGATTATAATTAAAATAAATAAACGAAAATAAGACAAAAGGATTGCATTATGAACGATTTAGTTATAAAACATAATGGGATATTGGTTACTACGCAAAATGAGATTTCAACATTAACTAACAATGATGAAAAATCTATACAAAAACTAATTAGAACTTATAAAACAGATTTGGAAGAATTTGGAATATTAGAGTTTGAAAATCAACTTATCGTAAATTCTAAAAATGTTAAAAACTATAAAAAGATTTATTTCTTAAACGAACAACAAGCAACTCTACTTTTAACTTATATGAAAAATAGCGAAAGTGTTAGAAATGCTAAAAAAGTTTTAGTTTTTGCTTTTTACCAAATGAAAGAAAAACTTAGAAGTCTAGAACAAGAACAAGAAAAGGCAAGATTTAAAACCCTAAGCGATGAAAATCAAAGACTAAATTCTTTAAATCATCATCAAAAGATAGGTTATAAATCTCAACTTAAACAGCAAAAGCTAAAATATGAAAATGAGATTAAAGCTTTAAAGTATGATTTAGAACATAAAAACGAGTTAAGCTTTAAAAGAAAACTTAGCAATGAAGAATTATTAGAGCTTAGGAAATTTCTAGCAAAAGATTATGAAATAGTTTGTTTTAAAAAATGGGAGTATATGTTATTTGCTGAAAGCGTTTCAAGAAAAAACTATAAACTAGACAAAGCAAATGGTTTTTGTATTTATAAAAGTATAGAAGAAAAGTTTAATTCTAGGCTTGATTATTATAAACATTATGATGAATATGAAGAAAAGTGGGGTAACTTATTAAGAAGGTAAAAGTTTTTTAATTTATTTCAAAATATACTAGTTTTGAAATAGCCATTTTTGTCAAAATCTCCAAAAAATATCAAAGGAGATTTTAAAATGGCTTTGTCATCTATGGATTTTACCCCACCAGCAACACAAAATGTTAAATTAAAACCTAGCGTATATGAAAAGATTATACAAATAGGTGCAAGCGAGACACCACTTTTAAACAAAATAGGCACATCAAGTGTTACAAGCCCACTGTTGCATTCTTGGCTTACAGACACATTAGCAGACCCAAAGAAGAATGCTAATTTGGAATTAAGTAAATTTAATGGCGAAACAAAAAACACAACTCAAAAAACATCTAATGCAACACAAATTTTTATTACAGAAGTTTCAGTTACCACAGCTTTAATGAAAGCTAAACAATATGGTGGCAATGAGATGGAATATCAAGTTGGTAAAAAGACAAAAGAGCATAAAAGAGATATAGAATATGCTTTATTTGGATTGGGTCGTGATAGTGATGTTAAAAAATCAGTGTTTAAAGAGCATATTCAAGCGCAAAATGGCGTAAGTGGAGAAATGGCGGGATTGTTTCACTATATAGCAAAAGGAGAAACAAGCTTTAGTGGTGGAAAAAGAGGCAATGTATTAGCATTTGATGAAGCAAAAGATTGGAGCGGAACTCCTAGCTTGCTTACTGAAGATAAATTAAGTCAAATTTTACAAAGCATTTGGGATAGTGGTGCTACACCTAAAGATGTATTTTTAGGAGCTAGTTTAAAACCGGCTATTAATAAACTCGCTACTAGGATTTTTGGAAATGAGAAAAATCTAGTTGGAAATGTTATGAGCCTTGAGACAGATTTTGGAACAATCAATTTTCACTTACATAGACTATTAAGCCCTAAATATGGATTAGGTGATGTTTTAATAGCGGGCGATTTTGAGTTTATGAAACACGGGCTTTACATTCCTACTTTTATTGAAGATGTACCTACTGATGCAACAGCAAAAGCAAAAAGATTTTACACTCAAAGCACATTAGAAGTAAGAAATGCTGATGCATTTGCTATAGGTGTTGGGCTTAGTGGCGTAGAAGGTGGAGCTTTAAAGCTTAAAAAATGAAAAGTGTATTAGTTAGGGATATTATCTTAAAGAAAATGTCCAAAGAAAGAACTAGTGTTGATGATAAATTTATAAAAGCCTATATTATGGAGGCTTTTTATTATATTTGTGGTAAATGTGAGCCTAGCGTACTCACTAAAACCATAAGAGAAGATGATCAAGTGGTCTTAAGAAACACTAGAAACAATGCATTTTTGATAGTCCCTGATGAGCCAAATTTTGAAGATGAACAAGAACATTTAATGATAGATGAAAGCCTTTGCTACGCTGTTATTAATTATGTATGTTTTTTGATGAGCAAAGGCGAAAATGTGATGTATTTAAAGCTTTGCAATGAAATTATCAATGATTATATTAGTAACGATGGAAAGGAGCTTGAAAATGCACACTTGTGATACATATAAAAAATTTATCAGAGCAAAGAGTTATGATGATTATGAAAAAAGTATTACAAACTTAGATTTTATAGCTTATTTGGATACTAAAAAATGGCTTGAAGCAATGGATGATTTGTTGTTATTTTGCCAAAGAAGAATAAAAGATAGCGATTTTTATACAGGGGAGTAAAATGGTAAGTTTAGCTGAATTGAAAACAGGTAAAGAAAAGCTAGAATTAATTAATCAAATTTTATTAAGAATTGATACTATAGCTAGAGCTTTAGACAATACAAGACTTGATGAAATTGTCGGTTTAAAAGAGAGCGTAAATTCTTTACATGAACAAACACTAGAACTAAAACAAGAAGTTTCAACAATGTATACTAGTTTTAGCGAAAATAAAAAAGATTTTGATACTAAATTTTCTAGTGTTAATGAAAAATTTAGCATTATGCAAGAGCGTTTTAGTTTTATAGAGCAAGCTTATAATGATTTTTCAAGTTCTAAAGAAGAACTTGAGCTTATAAAAGGCTTTATAGAAGAAAATAAACCTGTATTTGAAAGCTTAAAAGATGATTTATCTAAATATGAAAGTATGAAAATAGATCTAGAAGCCATTATCACAGAAGCTACAAATAATACAAAATTATCAAAAGAATATTTTGAATTAAGCTCAAAAATAAAAGATGATATTTTAAGAGAATTAGAACATTGCAAAGATTTGGTGCAAGAGTTAAACTATAGTGCTGATGAGCTTAGGGGACTAAAGCCAGAGCTTTTGCAGATAAAAAAAGAAGTAAACGAGCTTTCATCGCAAGCTAGTAAAGTAGTTTTAAATGCAAGCGAAATTATAAAAAATAAAATAAATACTATCTTTTTTGAAAATCAAAGATTAAATCAAGAAATGATAGATAGTGTCAAAAAATTGGAGGAAATAAAATATGATGTTGGCATAAAGTATAAAGAAATAATGCAAGCTTATAATCTTTTACTAGAAACCAAAGAGAGTTTAGAAGAGTTAAAAGAAGTTATTGCTTTATACAAAGAATTTGAAAACGACATTAAATCATATTCAGAGCTTATAAAAAATTTCAAAGAACAAATTGCGAATTTAGAAAGTGATTTAGAAAATAAAGCACAAGGTTTACACGAAGCTTTGGAAGCAAAAGGTGAGCAAGTAATCTCATCCATAGAAACAGCAAAAAATGAAGCTATTGTTAAATTTGATGAGCTTGTTGCAAAATGTGAAGGATATAAAATACATTTTGAGCAAAGTTATGATAGGTTTAATCAAAGAGCTTTAATAGCTAATGAAGATTTGGGGAGACTAGCCGAAGTTGCTAAAAAAGAGCTAGGCAATGACAAGTTAATCTATGAAACAGAATTAAAAGCTTTGCGTGATAGCACTATCGAAGCTATGAATGATATTTATCAAAAAATGTGCGATGATGCAACAGGTATAGTTTCCAATATAGAAGAAAGAGAAAGTAATTTTAGAGAATATATAGAAACATCAAAAGCTTTGATTGATAATTTAACTCAAATTTTTATCACTACTTATCAAGAGCATAAAAATGAATTTGATGTTTTTGTAGATAATCATTTGCAAAATTTACATGCTCAAAAAGAAGAATATAAACAAGAACTTGATGTAAAAAAAGAAGAATGTAAAGTCGAACTTGATGCAAAAAAAGATGAGTGTTTGGAAGAGATAGATGCAAAGGCTATTGATTATGATATAGTGAGTATAAAAGAAGATGTTGTAAATTTGAAACCTAGGGTTGAGGCTTTAGAATTTGACAAGGTAAACAAAGATGCTAAGATTGATATACTAGAAAACACTATTAATGCTAATACTCAAAAAATAGAACAAACAAAAGAAGAGCTTTTAGAAAATATAAAAACTAAAGAAAACAGCGGTGTAGCATCTTCTTTAGATGCTAAATTAAAACAAGAATTAACAACACTTATTAATAAAAAAGAAAACACAGGCGTAGCAAAATCACTAACAAATGCATTAAAAACAGAACTTACTAATTTGATTAATGCTAAAGAAGCAAAAGGCACTGCTGCTAATTTAGATAAAGCTTTAGAAACCAAGCTTACTAACCTAATTGGCACTAAAGAAGCAAAATTAACTTTAAGTACAACAACAAGTGGTCATTACAAAACAACAACTTTTTATATAAATGGAAAATCTTGTGGATCAATAACTTACTCCACTTACAAACCAGCTCCTTCTAGTGGCAATAACTTTTAAAGGAAATACTATGTTTTATAATCTAAATGCAAATGATTTTTTAGAACTTGAAACTACTATAGCTAGAATAGAACAAAAGCTTTTAGCGCTAGATGGTGCTAGTGATCAAAAAAGTATTAACAAAGCTAAACATTTAAACGAAAGTAAAGCTTCATTGCAAAAATGCTTAGAAAAAAAAGATGATGATAAATATGATTTTTTCTTGCATCAAATTTATACTTTAACTTGGGGGCATAAACCCATAGAAGAAATGAATGAAGATGAAATCTTACCTTGCTACACAAAGGTAGATAAAGAACAAGTTAATATCCCTAGCTTAAAAGAAATAGCACAAAGTATTTTAAAAGAAGAAGTTGATGCGCTCATTAACAATCATCCTTTAATGCAACAAAGAATGAGGGATTATGATGAAAAAGGAGTGCCAAGAAAGATAAGTATAAGACAAGCTAAATTAGCGCTTTTAGAAGTAGGACTTTTAGAGACAATAGAAACTATGATGCAAAGTGCTCCTAAGGCAACTCAAATAAGCTGGGAATATGCAACAGAATTTGAAAGAAATAACGAGCTTATTTTGTTTTTTCAACAACAAGCAAAATTAAGTGATGATGAAGTAGATGAACTTTTTAAGAAAGCAAAGGGTTTTTAATGATAGGAAAAAGTTTAACTTTTGTGCCAAATTCATATTGTAATTTTGCATGTAGTTATTGCTATCTTGGAAAATTAACAGAGCAAAAAGAAAAAACAAGTGATATGGCAGAGCAATTTAAAAAAATAGCTAAAAAATTAAAAGATGATGGAGTGATTATCACAGAAGTGTTTTTACATGGAGCTGAATTTAGTACTTGCTCATTAAAAGATAGTGAAGATTTATTAAGTGCGATTGATGATTATTTTAAAGAAAATAAGCATTATATTAAACTTTTTGAAAAAGAAAAAACAATCAATCATTTAGTGTATTTAAAAACTAATCTTTACAATCTAGATAAATTCTATGAGCTTTTTAAAAAATATCAAGTTGGCATTAGTGCTAGTGTGGATTTACCTTTAAGAATGCATGAAAAATATAGAGTATTGAAAAATGGAAAAAGCACTTTAGAAAAAACCTTAAAAATGATAGAACTTTTAAGTACCTATCCATATTTTAAGCAAATTTCAGCGACTATGACTAGTGAGCATTTAAATGTAGATGAGTTTGTAAAAGATATTTATATGCTTGAGGGCTTAGGTTTTGATATGGCAAATGATTTTTATATTATGTTTGCTTATCAAAGTGCTAATGCAAATAAAGAATTTGCTATGGCTAGTGATGAAGCTATGCTAAATTTTTATAAAGGCTTAAGAGAAAAGCTAAAAGATACTAAATATGCTTTTGCACTAGAGCATTTTTGGTTTAAAGAGTTTTTGGGTGGATATTGCAACAATAGTATAAACTGCTCTAATCATCTTTTAATTCAAAAAAATGGCGATAGTTTCATTTGTCATAGATCGCAAGCTTTGAAAGAATTAAAAAGTGGAAATATTTTAAATCAAAGTTTTAAAGAAATAGAGTTTAATGCATATAAAAACATTCAATTATTAGAAAATTCTTTAGAGCTTAGTAAGGAATGTTTAGAATGTGATTATTTTCATTATTGCAAAGCAAGTTGCGTGATAGAAAGAAAAGACACAGGACTTAAAAAATCCTACACTTGTGCTTTGCAAAAAGAAATTTATAAAAACAATCCTGATTTTTTCAAAGCTGATAAACAAAAAGCTAGAATAGAAATAGATACTTTTTTAAGAGCTAATCAAATATATAAACATCTTGATAAAAGACTTCCAACATTAAGCTCTGAAATATATGAAAGAAAAAATTCTTTAGAAAATATCATAGCAAGAGATGAAATTTTAAAACAAGTCTATGATAAAAGCAATTTTTATCTAAGCATTAATGATAAATTACTTGAGCTTGATTTAGAGCTTGATGATATTTGCTCTTTAAAAAAACTTAATAAAAATGATGAAATTAAACTTTTCATCAAAAAAGATGCATTTTTTATTAATTCTAAAGAAGCAATTGATAATTTTGTATGGATGGCCTTAATTGGCGGAGATAAACAAAGATATGGCGAAGAACAAAGATTAAAAATACCACACATTGCTACTGAGTATGTTTATTGGAATAAGTTAACACGAGAAGCTAAAGAATTAGAAGGATATTTTATCTATGATATTTCTTATTTTCTAAGAGCTAATGTAAAAAATTACAAAAAAGATGAAAGAAATTTTATCTTTTTTACCACAAAAGCTATGCGTGAATATCACTATGAAAAACACGCAAAGAATGCTTTTTATCACATACAAGCTATTAACTTACCTTTTTTAAGACTTGAATTTATTTGGGAGGATTAATATGTCGCATTTAGAAAATTCAGCAAATATAGCTTTATTTGGAGGTTCTTTTATCTTAGCTTTTTTCTTTCAGTTTTTAGCATATACTGGTATTAAAGAAGCTCAAGCTTTTACTTTGTTTGTTATTTTTATATTTTCAGCAATAGTAGGTTTTTGCAGAACTTTAGCTTTAAATGAGAGTACTAAAGTTTATACCTTTTCTGATCTTTTGTCAAAGTTTTTAATGTTAGGAATACCTTTTATGTTTGCTTTGGGTGCAAAGCAAATAGATGCTTTATATTATTTTGTAGATTATAGTTTTAGCTTCTTGATTTTAGGAGAAATCCTTTCTGTAATGATTAATATTCAATGTATAAAAACAAGAAAAGCAATAGCTGAAGTAGATATTTACAATATTGCAGTTGAGAAAATAAAGAATTTTTCAAGCGGTTTTTTAAAAACAAATACTTATATAAAAGAAGAAGAAAAGGGTAGGCAAGATGATAAGAAAAACACTTAAAAGGGTTATAGTTAAGCCTTTTGGTAAAGATAGATTTGAAGTTGTAAAAGAATTTGAAGTTAGTTTGTGTGGTTTAAATTTTATCGTGCCAAAAGGCTTTATTAGTGATGGTGCTTCAGTGCCACGCATTTTTTGGAGTATTTATCCTCCATATAAAAGTGAGTACTTTAGCGCAGCAATTGTGCATGATTATTTATGCCAAAAAGCATATTCAAAAGATGATTATAAGCTAGCAGATAAAGTTTTAAAAGAAGCTATGAGTGAGCTTGGTTGCTCTAAAGTAAAGACTTTTATTTTTTATCATGCGTGCAATACATTCCATGTGGTTAAATGTTTTTTGAAAGGAATAAAATGAGTTTAGAACAAGTCATCCAAACACAAAATGAAAGCTTAAATGAGCTTAAAAACAAAATGGAAAAATTGGTGCAATTTTATGAAAATGGTAAGATAGATAAAGAAGAATTGATAAAAATCATAAATGAAGAGCTAGATAAGATAAATCTAGATGATAGTATAAAAGATGGTATTTTATCTTATATTGCAGAAAATCAAGATATCTTAAAAGGCGAAAAAGGCGATAGTGGAGCCAAAGGAGAAGATGGAAAAAGTGCTTATGAAATTTGGCTTAACAAAGAAGGTAATGCAGGAAAAAGTGAAGATGAGTTTTTAGCTTCTTTAAAGGGTGAAAAAGGAGACAAAGGCGAAGCAGGGGAGCAAGGAGCCAAAGGTGAAAAAGGAGATAAAGGTGATAGTATATCTAAAGAAGAACTAAAGCCCATAGTAAAAGAAGTTGTAGATGAATTAGGTATCTCAAATGGTGGTATAGTGGGTGAAGATGGTCAGGTAATAACAGATGATAAGCTAAAAGAAGTTATAAGCAGTGTTACTATGCCTTTTCTTGAAGAAAATATTGTAAAAATTTCAACCATAGAAAACAATTGTTTGAGTACTTTTTTAAATGCTATGCAAAACAATGCATTGATGTGTAATATTGCAAATACTCCTCCACCTGAAAAAAATGGAAATTCCGTAGGATATGAAAAAGGCTTTATATGGGTTGATAAAAGTACTACTCCAAATACATTTTATGTAAGTAATTTAACTGAATGGATAAAAGTCGAACTTTCAAAAGAAATACCAATAAATAAGCTATCTTTTAAGGTTTCAAGAAATAATGTAGCTACAACTTACTCAGCTTGTTGTGTTTGTAATTTTGGTCTTATTGATATAAATGCAAATGCAATATTTGCTAAGGAAGCTAATGTTGCTACAAGTCCAAATGGAAGTGTTGTTTTTGAAATAAATGGAAAAGATTATACGGCTACTATATCAAGCACTATACCACTTTATGGAACAGGCTATACATACAATATTTTTCAAGCTAACAATAAATCTTTACTAAGTGGTGCCTTAACAAATGATGGAATTTATGAATATACACTTATATTTGATCAACCTTTGCCAGCAAATATTATAGGTTTTGGGTTGCGTCCTTATGGGAATGTTGTTAGCAGAGATTGGACACCTAAGATGATTTTAGAAGCTTTTTCAAATGGTATCTTAGAACCTATGAACAGATTAGAAAAAATCGCAAAGACTAATGCAGAAGTTTCTAAAAAAGGCATATATGCAATAGATATTAGAACAGGTGATGATATTTCTAAAGATGTAACATCATACTCACAATGGAACATAGAATAAATCAAAAAAGGAGAATAAATGAAACTAAAATTAACTAGAAAGTATTTAAGAAATACTTGTGTCATAGGAGAGTTTAAAGTCTTAGATGAAAAAGAAAATATTCTTTTTGAGTGTTTTTCTTTGGAAGAAGATAAAGAAGGGATTGAAAGAGAAAAAGACTTAAGAGTTCCTGCTGGAGTTTATAATCTAAAAAGACATACGCTATCTAGTTTTAATGATAAAGGTAAAAGGGTAGTAGCAGGAGTTAAAGTTTTAAACGATGATGATAGCGTTGTAAATATCTACAACGATGATGTACCTTTTGAAAGACACATTTTAATACATTGGGGAAATACAGACAAAGATACAAAAGGTTGTATTTTACTAGGTTTAACTAAGAGTGATGAAAGTATAGGACAAAGCAGACAAGCTTGTAAAAAATTATATGACTTGTTATATCAGCAAGATTTATCAAATATAAAATTAGAAATCACGAATAAATTTTAGAAAGGAGTAAGTTTAGAGTAGGTTACCACATAATCCCCCTAAAAAAAGGGGACAAGGTTAATAAGCCTTGACTATAAGCATACTTAGTAGTATAATTATAAAGATTATGTGGATTATATAGCTCAAATTTAATCACCTACTTTCTAGGGTTAGATTAAGCCATAGGGGGTCAGACCTACGGCTAACCCTTGAAAGTATTATACAAAAACCTACTTTAAACTACAAATAATATGTCATTTTTATTTAACAATACAAAGCTTTATATTGCTTTAGCCTTAATGCTTATGCTTAATGTATTTTTATATCTTAAGCTAGATAGCACAAACGCAAAATTAGAAAAAAGTCAAAGTGATTTAAATTTAGCTTTGGGTGTAAATAATGAACTCACAAGGATTACTAGAGAGCTTAAAATAAGACACGAACAAGAGCTAAAAGCACTCTTTCATGCAAATACTCAAAAAAATCAAATCAAAACAAGGGTTGATGATGTTAAAAACTATATATCCAAAAGCAATGAAACTAATACTACTAAGCTTTTTAATGCTATGCTTGATAGGTTGTGGGAGTAA